ATGATGTTAAAATAGTATTATAAAGTTATGAAGTTAATATATTCAATACCGGATAAACTTTACTATATTGAAAATTTTTTAGATTATTCAACTTATAAAGGAATTCATAATGCTATATTTAAAGAACGTAAAAGTATAAATCTAACTTCATCTAAAGAAGTGTGGTCTAAAGATTTAATAAAAAATATAACTCCACCAAAAAGAGTAGAAGTTTCAAACTACCCACCATTTGAAAAATTAAAAATTTTGACTAAACACAATCAATTTTATAAATTAAATTTAAAAGAAATAATTACGATTATTCACTATATGGAAAAAGGTGCTGGTATTAACTGGCACGACGATGGAGCATGGAAGTATGGAGCTACCTACTATGTAAATAATAAATGGAATAGTAATTTTGGTGGCGAACTTATGTTTCGTGATAAAAATGGTCACGGTTTTATACCTGTGGTAGGAAATTCTTTGGTAATTATAAAAGCTCCGCTAACTCACAAAGTTAATCCTGTCCTAAGTCCGTTAACTCCTAGAGTTTCTGTTCAGATGTTTATAAAATAATTAAGAAGAATAAGATGTAGGCCTTGCACCTAATCTAGAAATTTTTTCATCTGCAGTTTCATCTTCAACATTATCATTATCCCAATCAGCTTGTAACTGTGATAAATGAGCTGCATCCCATTTAGAAGAAAACTGACTTATGTCTCCTAAACCTGCATCGTCATAAGATGAATTTGGAGTTTCATCTCTATATTCTATTTCGTCAGAAGATACAGATGTACCATGTTGAATAGCCCAAATATTTGAAAACTTAGAATCAGACCAAAAAGAATTATCAGATACAACATATCCAATACCTTGACTTGCTCCTTCTGCGTAATTTTTAATTACCATTTTATCATCAAATATTATTGTCCAATTTGCGTTAGTTGCCATTTTTTCTCCTAAGTTTTTATAATATAAATTAATGTTAAATAAGGTTGTAATACAGATGGGTTAACTGCAGTACCACTAAAAGTACTATTAGTTGAACTTGAGCTTGAAGCATTACCACTACCACTAAAAGTTGCACTCATGTTGTGAGAGTGAGCTGATCCAGATCCCGCATTTCCTGAAGTTTTATTTGAAACTGGGTTTGCTGGACCACTTAATTTTGCAGACTGGCTGTTTCCTGTAAAATTTGCAGTAGTAAATGAAACATTATGACTGTGAGAAGCAAGTTGTGCTGTTGATAAAGAAGTATTTCCTGTACTACCTCCAACGTTCCCTGTAACGTTAATATTTGTGTTTGTGTTTGTGCTTGAACTAACATTACCAGCAGCTGTAACTGCAACAGTATTTGCTCCACCAGTTGAAGCTAAAGCTTTAGTTCCAGATTTACCCATTGGAACATTATCAACTAAATTTGGTAAGTTAAAAGTAGATGAGCCATCACCTGCACCGTAAGTAGTCGATACAATTGCAAATAATGCAGAGTAAGTTGTTCTTGAAACTGCTGCTCCATCACATTCTAAAAAACCTGTTGGCACTGAGGCAGAAGACCATGGCACGATAGTTGCCGTTGGAATACCTTCAATACCTGTAAGGTCTGATCCATTAAAATTATATTTAGTTGCTTCGTAATTTGCCATATTCTATTTCTCCGTGTAAGTCCATCCTACGTCTGATCCGGAATAAACCAATCCAAACGCTGCACCCTCAGTATTAACTACTAAGTCCGCACTTGCGTTAGTTATTTTAGAACTGTTTCTACCAACAGTCAATGCATTAGTATCAAAAGTGTATCTTGAATCCACAAAATTTACTTGATCACCTACAGAAGGTGATGCGGGAAGAGTTATTGTAACTGCTCCACTATTTGTATCTACAAAAATTTTATCACCAGCTACTGCTGTATATGCTGATGTTTTAGTAAGCCAGTCTGGAACAACTGGTTCAAATGGAACTTCATAAACACCTGTGTTTGTTGCGACACCATCTAACCAAATAATTTTCCAAAGTTTATTTGTAGCTGAAAAAGTAACAGTTTCTCCTGAACCAGAAACAGCTTTTAATTGTACTGTAAATGCACCAGAAGTATTGTTTTTAATAAAGTAAAAATTTTCTGTAAGTAAAGGAAAAGTTACAACTTGATTCCCTGTAATTGAACCAGTAAATTCTATAACTCTGTGTTGAGCAGTACCTGTTAATGCACCATCTGCAATAGTTAAAGCTGTTGTTTGTGCACCACCAGCAATTGATAAACTATTATATCCACCTGTTAATTGTTCAACAAGATTTAAATTAGCGTTAGTTTTTTCTCCCCAAGTACCGGCATTTTCGCCGGTCGCCATTAGTTCTATTCCTAGATCTGAAAATGTTGATGCCATCGTTTATATTCCTTATTTTTGTTATTTATATTAGTTATTTATTGTCAAGTCAAACATAATTATGCAGGGGTTTTGATTGTATATCCTGTGCTAGTTTTAGGTGTTAATGTTCCATAATATTTAAGAACTATTCCTGTATCATCGACACTAGAAGTCGCTTGTACTCCTGTTAATCCCATGACATCTGCAGGTGAAATTGAACCTACTGCAGAAGTTGATGACACTCCTGTTAATGGTACTCCTATACCAGTAACCAAAGCTCCTACAGAAGATGTCGTTGATACTCCAGTTAATGGAACTCCTATCTCAGTAACCAAAGCTCCTACAGAAGACGTCGTTGATACTCCAGTTAAACCCATTACATCAGCAGGTGAAATTGAACCTACTGCAGAAGTTGTTGATTGACCAGTTAGTAATGCTTCTTCGTTTGATACAACGGTTACTGATCCAACTGCAGACGTTGATAGTACACCAGCTGGAGTAACTTCTTTTCCAGTAAATAAAATTAAACCACCTAGGGAAACAGTTGCTGATTGACCCGTTGGTGTTAATGAAAGACTAGTTGTTGGAGATAATGATCCAACTGCAGAAGTTGTTGAAAGTCCTGTTAGACCTACTGTCATAGCATCTATGGAACCTATAGAACCTAATGCAGAAGTTGCTAACTGTCCTGTTGGTGTTAATGAAAGACTAGTTGTTGGAGACAATGACCCAACCGCAGAAGTTGTTGAAAGTCCGGTTAGACCTACTGTCATAGCATCTATAGAACCTATAGAACCTAATGAAGAAGTTGTGGCTAAACCTGAAAGAGTAACGTCAAGAGCAGACTCACCCCAGTTTTCAGCTCCCCAAGTATCTTGGCCCCAACCTGCTGTTTGTTCAGTGCTGGTTGTAACCGAACCTATTGAAGTTGCTGATTGTAAACCTGTTAAAGTTAAATCAATATTTAATATAATGTCGACTGTAGTTGAACCTACTGAAGATGCTGACTGTACACCTGTTAAAGAAGCTGTAATAAGTTGATCAGCTGTAACACTACCAACACTAGAAGTTGATTGTACACCTGTCAGTCCCATAACATCTGCAGGTGAAATTGTTCCTACTGATGATGTTGATTGAACACCTGTTAAAGTTACGTCAACGTCGGCTTGATCGCCCCATTGGTTTTGACCCCAGGTGGTTCCGGATTGATTCCAAGTGTTAGACATAAGGTTTTAACCTTATGCTATACGAAGAATAGCGTTAGATGCATCTGCTGCTGGAAACTCAATTGTAAAAGTTCCGTTTGTTACAACTTTATCTCCACCAAATGCAATTGCACAAACTGCTCTATCAGCATTTGTATCGTTATATATTAAACATCCGTTTGCTGTAAATGAAGCTGATGAAAAAGATACATTTGCAAAATCACAACACGCTGTATCAGTAGATAAAGCAGGTGTTACACTTGTAAGTGCTATACCACCAGCTGAGTAAGCTGAACCAGATGCGTTAGTAATTTCGTTTGTTGAACTGTAAGCTGTTGTTGATTTATTTAAAGTAGCACTACTTGTATATAAAGCTAATTTAAAACTGTTTCCAGACGATGCTGTAAAGTTATGTAACGCTTGTAAAACTTCCGCTTTAAAACTGTTACATACTGCTGATGTTATTGCCATAATGTTTTTCTCCTAAATTTATTGAGGCGCTGACTCGATTGGAATTCTTATTGTACCATCCGTGTAATCGTCTCGTCTTCTTCTTCCAAGTTGCATCGCTGCAAACTTTTGTAGTTCAGTTTTATACCTATTTTCATATAGTGTCAACATATCTGTTGGACCTTTTAAAAACATAAATGCTTCTGTTAAACATGCATATAATAGACCTTGTGGAAAGTAATTACTTATATATGTTCCACCTGTGTTGTCTTCTAAACCTCCGGGCACAGCATTATAATGTATAATATATTGATAATTTTGATCTGGTGTAGGAGCTACAAATATAGCACCTGATGTAGCTGTGTTAGCTCCGGTTGTGGCACCACCAAACATAGAATAATATCTAGGTAATCCTTTAACATTTTGTCCAGCAGACCCTCCAGAAGGCCCTGTTGCTTCTCCTACATATTCTGTAATAAAAGTTTGATCACGTCTTTCTAACCAAAAACCTTGATCTGTAGCAACTGTTGTAGAATTAAAAACTTGAACTCCTCTAATAAATAAAGCTTTTGTAGGAACTGTAATACTATTAAAATTTTGTGCAAATTGTGCTTGTGCCATGATTCTATCAGAATCCATAGGACAATCTAAATTTATTCTATGTTCTGCATTTTCTATAAATCTATTTATAACAGCAGTAGTAAATACATTAGAATCTACTTCTGTATAGTTTCTAATATCTGTTGTTAGTTCTGAGTATGTATATCCAGCCATAATTAACTTCTATCATTTACAGGTCCAATTGTACACTGAAAACCGCCTCCTGTTTCTGATCTACCTGCTGCATTTACTAAAGGAACTGTTATAGAATTAAATTGTTGTTCTGTTGCTTGCGTTCCATTTGGTAATGTAGGACCAACTTCTACAGTAGTTGCAATTGCTGTTGCTAATCTAGAACCAAAAACTAATGCTCCATTTGCATGAGTTGTTGCTGTAGTATTAGAAGGAGTAAATCCTCTAAAAGGAGCGGCTGTCCCTCTTGTTAATCCAGATAAAATTCCTGTACCTACATTGTTACCTGTGTATTGAATTGTTTCATTTATATATTGTCCAAAAGTTGTACTAGTTGCATCTTGGTCTACTTTTTCTATTACAATAAAACCATCGTTTGGAAATTGAGTAGAATCATTTAAAGTTAATGTATTTACTGTAGCATTAATTGCACCATTTAATGTTGTAGATAATTCTAAAGTTGCAGTAGCAACACCACCAACGCTAGATTTAACTGCTTGAAATCTAACATATGATGTTCCTTCATTTATTTGATTACTTGGATATAAAACATTTAAGGTTGTGTTTGAGTTTGTAGTAAAAGGATTGTTTGGTAAAATATCTTGTACTGGAAATTCTGTTCTTGCAGGTCTTGCATTTTTTAATCCTTGTGGATCAGCTC